GTGTGACCGGAATGTACTTATTGCAATAGGAGATAAAAATGAAACTCTATGATATAAACAAGGACCTTGCGCAAGCGGTACAAGACGTCCTTGAAGGCAAAGCACCAGTAAAAGAAATGGAAATGAAGTATCCACATGATATGTTCGATCCTAAGACTGGAAAGAAAGAAGTAGCTAAGGATGAAGCAGGGCATAAAGCTCTTGCTGCTAAAGGTTACACCCATGAAGCTCCAGAAGAAAATGTAGCTGATCCTACTGATAAGTCAGACGATCAAAACGTTGATAAAGTGCGTAAAATGCATGGTGTTAAGAAGATTGATCTAGGCGAGGAAATCGATGCTGCTCATGATGAAGCAATCGATATCGAAGAAGCTCGTAAGGACGATGAGAGTATGGACGAAGCTGAATTGTCTGCTAAGCAAGCTGCTTATAAGAAAGTCTTTGATGCTGCTATGAAAAAGTTTGGTGTTAAATCTCCTGCTGAATTAGAAGATGGCAAGAAGAAAGAATTCTTTGATTATGTTGATGCTAACTATGAAGCAGATGGCGAAGTTAAAGAAGGTGTTGGTGATTTCTTTAATAAAGCTAAGAAGAAAGTTCAAAGAGCAGCTGATAAAGTAACTGGTGGTGATTCATCGGGTGATAAAGCAAAAGCTGGTATTGAAGGCCAAATTAAAGCGTTGGAAGATAAGATTGAGCGCGCTGTGGAAAAGATAAAGATTTCTGACCGAAAATTGAAAGATAAAGAAATCTCTTCAGATGCAGCTGATAAAACTGAAGATTATCAAAATGAAGTAATTAATAATGCTGAAGCAAAAATTGACGAGCTAAAACAGAAACTAAAATAGAAGCATTAGTATATATACTATATGATGAAAGTATTTGACAAACTTACAAACAAGAACTTTGAGTTCTTCGCTATGCAAAACTATGATAATAATCAATGTGCTGATATCGAAGAATTCAAAGAGGACTTAGCAAGATTTAAATACCTTAAACGATTGTTTAGGCGATACGAAGTCCACAATGATTTGCAAGAACGTTTAATAGTCAATCACATTATAGTCATATATAACGTCTTTGGTTTAAAGGCAGCTAATCGTATGATATGGTTTAAGGTTGATGAAGAACATCATCCATATCTTAAACCATTTTTAGTCTTTCTAAACTATTTAGACGAAAGTGAGAAAGTAGAAGTTCCACTAGATTTAAACATAATAAATGTACTAAGGAAACTGTAATGCAACAAAAATTAAATGAAGGTGTTGTATCGAGAACGGCTGATCTATTTTACGCCTTCAGGTTCCTTAAACTGCTTGTTACACCATGGAATAAGATGGAAGCCTTTGAGCTAGAGCTCATTGACGAGAATGGTAAGGTTTTAAAAAAGCCAAAGACTAATGATGAAAAGTCTGCTTATACCGTATTTCATAGGTTAGTGTTTAACATCAAACGATTGCTAAGTAAGCTACCATTTGGGAAAACTAAGCTTGCTACTTATGCTACAGCCTTGTTTCTTATTAAAGAGCATACGCAATTGCCTGAATCAAAACTAATAGAGATATTAGAAGAAGTGTCTGGTGAAAAGATTAGTAGCCAGTATTTCAATGAAAATAAATGGTTTGAAAACGATAGTGGTATCAATCCTGGTGTTTATACACTAGTCGAAGATGCTGTATCACCTATTACTGGCGATGTAATAGCGCTTAAGAATACTCAGATTGAGATAAAAGAAAAAACTGCATCTTGTGCTTCAATCCTCGGTAAAAACATTTATAAGGTAAAACACATACAAACAAATCAAGAAATATATATTTCAAATGGAGATATAAAACGATGACTAACTTTGAAGAATGGCTTAAAGCAGCTAATGAACAAATGGGTGTAGATGCTGTCGCGACGAATCCTCAGCCGTTAGATGATAAAGACAAAAAGAAAAAGATCTATGATGGTCGCACTAGAGAAGGTCGTAAGTTTGTTGAGCGTATGAATGCTAAGAAAGCAGCTAGAGAAGCAAAAAAGAATGCTCAGTAAAGTACTGATTGGAATATTATTATCGTTTGGTATTATAGGTTACCTATATTATAGTAGCACACAAAATCAGTTGATCGAACTACGTGATTTGAATAAAGCATATGAGTTAAAGATTGAAACTCAAGATGATGCGATTAATACTATGCAACAATCTTATGAGATGCAAGGTGAAGCTTTAAATGCTCTATCACAAAAGAATCATGAAATCGAAGCTGAGATGAGTAGGTACCTTGATATATTCAAGAGACATAACCTTGCAAAACTTGCAGCGGCAAAACCTGGATTAATTGAAACGAGAGTAAATGGAGCAACCAAAGATGTATTTGACTCACTTGAAAATGACAGCAGTTTTGATGTCAGTCCTACTACTCAGTAGCTGTGCATTATTGAAACAGCCTCCTCGCGAGGTAGAAATAAAAACAGTACCAATTCAGATTAAAATCACACAGCCGGTATTACCACGGCCTATTGATTTAAAAGAACCACAATGGTATGTCGTATCAGATAAAAACCTTGATGAATTCCTTGTTAGTATTGAAAAGGAATCAAGTGCAATGGTATTCTTTGCTATGTCTCCAGGTGATTATGAGCTTATGGCATATAATCTACAAGAGATTAAAAGATACGTTAAAGAATTAAAACAAGTAGTAGTATATTATAAGAAAGTAACTACAGTAGAGGAAAAAGAAAATGGCAATCCCCAAGAGTCTAAGTGAAAAAGCAGCAGTAGCAGCACGTCTAGCATCATGGTCATACATCGATGATAACGATACACGTGTCGAGTTAATCAAAAAGGAAATTGCAGGAGACGCTAAGTCTAAACTGATTTCTATTAACAGCGCTGAATGTTTAATTACACGTGCCGGTGACCAATTATGGATTGCTTTTAGAGGGACTCAGCCTAATCAACTAAACGATATTAAAGCTGATTTAAATATGTTTAAAGAAAAATCTGAATCTGCTGGTATGGTTCATGGTGGCTTTAAAGATGAGATTGATGAGTTGTGGGAAGAGGTAACTAAAGAATTGTTACGCAATAGCAAGCTTAAAACACCTCGTGAAGTTTATTTCTGTGGCCATTCTCTTGGTGGAGCGATGGCTACTATTGCTGCAACTCGTTATCCATTAGCTACGGCATTGTTTACATTTGGATCTCCTCGTGTTGGCGGTAAAACTTTTGTTGATACATGTTGTGTTCCTCATTATCGCTTTGTTAATAATAACGATCTAGTTGCTAAAGTACCTCCTGCTATCCTAGGATTTAAGCATGATGGTTTCGAAATGTATTTCAATAGTAAAGAAAACCTTGCCTTAGGTTATACATATTGGCAAGATATGTGGGATCTCGTTAAAGGTTTTGTAACAGCTTGGTCACAATTTAAATTCTTTGATGGTTTGACAGATCACGGCATGGACGGTTATATATATTTAGTGGATCAAAACAAAGAGGAAATTGAAAAATGCCGTGGTTAGTAGTTCTTACACTTAAGTCAATACTATCGTCAATCATCGGTAGTTCATTCTATAACTGGTTTCAAAAGACTAAATTTGGAATCTGGTTCCAGCAATACGTGGACAACAGTCTACAGTATATCGCTAACAAATACGATTTAGAGCTAGCAAAGAAAGATGCTAAGTTCCGTAAACAATATCCTCTGATCCTCGCACGAATTGAAGAACTTGAAAAGAAACTAAAATAACAGTTTACTTTTTTACATTAGTATGATATAATATACTTTCAAATACATTAACAGGATCAACTTATGTCTTTTAACGTCACTAAAAGAGATGGCACGGTGCAACCCTTCGATCTAGAGAAAGTACACAAAGTACTCGAATGGGCGACGGAAGGCATTACTGGTGTCTCTGTATCTGAAATAGAAATCAAAGCAAATATACAATTGTACAACAAAATTCCAGCTTATGATATTCATGAGCTTCTCATTAAGAGTGCAGCAGAACAAATCTGTGAAGCAACACCTAATTATCAGTTTGTAGCAGCACGTCTGATTAACTATAAGATTCGTAAAGAAGTCTATGGTGATTATACGCCATGGTCTCTTAAACGACTCATAATCGAAAATGTAAGTCGTGGAGTATACGACGGCGGAATCATGGAAAACTATGAGCATACAGAAATCGATGAACTCGACTCATATATTAAACATGACCGTGATAATGATTTTACTTATGCTGGAATGGAACAATTCCGTGGTAAGTATCTAGTACAAAATCGTAAAACAAAAGAGTTATACGAGTCACCTCAGATGTTGTATATGATGGTTGCTTCTACACTCTTTATGAATTATCCAAAAGAAACAAGATTAAAATATGTTAAGGACTACTATGATGCAATTTCTCAATTCTATATCTCTTTGCCTACGCCTATCATGGCTGGAGTTCGGACTTCAACCCGTCAATTCTCTAGCTGTGTTCTTATTGAATCCGGCGATAGCCTCGATTCTATTAACGCAACTTCAACCAGCATCGTAAAATATATCTCTAAGAAAGCAGGTATTGGTATTGGTGCAGGTTCTATTCGAGCTGCTGGTGCTACTGTTGGTGATGGTTCGGTTGTACATACAGGCCTGATTCCATTCCTAAAGTATTTCCAATCGGCTGTAAAGTCTTGTTCTCAAGGTGGCGTTCGTGGTGGTGCAGCTACTGTCTATCTACCAATCTGGCACTATGAATTTGAAGATCTAGTTGTATTGAAAAACAATAAGGGTACTGAAGAAAATCGTGTACGTCACATGGACTATACCTTCCAGCTAAACAAGTTGATGTATGAGCGTCTATTGACTGGTGGTAACATTACGTTCTTTGATCCACATGATGTTCCTGGTTTATATGAATCGTTCTTCTCAGATCAAGATAGGTTTAAAGAGTTATATGAAAAGTACGAAAGAAAAACATCTATTCGTAAAAAGTCTGTACCAGCAATGGAGGTATTCCAAACTCTATTAGCAGAACGTAAAGATACCGGTAGAGTTTATATAATGAATGTCGATCATGCTAATGAACATGGTGCATTTCATCCAAAGGTTGCTCCAATTAGAATGAGTAATCTATGTTGTGAAATCGATCTACCGACTAAGCCATTGAATGATGTCAATGATCCAAATGGTGAAATTAGTCTATGTACTTTATCAGCTATCAATTGGGGTCTTATTAATGATCCTGCTGATTTTGAAAAGTATTGTAATCTAGCTGTACGTGGGCTTGATGAATTGCTTACATATCAGGATTACCCAATTAAAGCTGCTGAACTTTCTACAATGAATCGTAGACCACTTGGCATTGGTATTATTAATCTTGCATACTTCCTGGCTAAGCGTGGATTAAAGTATGATGAAAGCGCATATGAAACAGTTGATGAATATGCCGAAGCATGGTCATATCATCTTATTAAAGCTTCTGCTGATTTAGCTGCAGAAAAAGGTAAAATAAACAAGAATTATGAGACAAAATATGGCAGTGGAGTTCTTCCAATTGATACATATAAGGATGCTGTAAATACTTTAGTATCACATAAAGAAAGAATGCCATGGGATAGTTTACGTGATCAGTTAAAAGATACAGGTATACGTAATTCTACACTGATGGCTCTTATGCCGGCCGAGACATCTGCAAAAATAAGTAATAGTACAAATGGTATTGAACCACCAAGAGCTTTAGTTTCGTACAAACAATCTAAAGATGGTGTAATGGCTCAGGTTGTTCCTGGATACCATCACCTTAAAAATAAGTATGATCTCCTATGGGATCAAGAGTCACCAGATGGTTATCTAAAAATCTGTGCGATTCTTCAAAAGTATATCGATCAAGGCATTAGTGTGAATACATCATACAATCCTGATTTCTTTGAAGACTCAAAGGTACCTATGTCAATAATGGTAACTGATCTAGTGACAGCTTATAAGTTTGGTTTAAAGCAATTGTACTACTTTAATACTTACGATGGTGCAGGGGAAATGAAAGAAGAAGAAGACTGCGAGAGTTGTAAAATATGAGTAGAACAAATGGAACAGAGTCACACCTAACAAAAATGATGTTTTTGGATGATCCAGTTGATATCGCACGATATGACAGTGTCAAATATCCTAACATCGATAAGATCACAGATAAGCAACTTGGTTTCTTTTGGAGACCAGAAGAAGTCGATGTATCAAAAGATAAGAAAGACTTTGATGCATTAGACGAACACGAGCAACACATTTTTACAAGCAATTTAAAGCGACAAATTCTATTAGATTCAGTTCAAGGTAGAGAACCATTGGATGCATTCTTACCAGTGTGTTCATTACCTGAAGTGGAGAATTGGATTACTACATGGGCATTCTTTGAAACAATTCATAGTCGCTCTTATACACATATTATTCGTAACATTTATCCAGATCCTTCTGTGGTATTCGATACGATTATGAATAATAGAGAAATCGTTGATTGCGCAGATGATATATGTAAGTGGTACGATGAACTAATCGATGCACCAAAGGATATATCAAACTATGAACATAAGAAAAGAATTTGGCTAGCTCTTATGAGTGCCAACGCTTTGGAAGGTATTCGATTCTATGTATCGTTTGCATGTTCATGGGCATTTGCTGAATTAAAGAAGATGGAAGGTAATGCAAAGATCATTAAGTTTATCGCAAGAGATGAGAACGTTCACCTTGCTGGTACTACAGTAATGATTAAGAGTTTACTAAAAGAAGACCCTGATTATATCAAGATTCAAGAAGAAACAAAGGAAGAAGTTGAAAAGCTTTTTGTTGATGTAATCGAACAAGAAAAACAGTGGGCTAATTATCTATTTAAAGATGGATCGATGATTGGTTTAAATGAAAAATTATTATGTGATTATGTTGAATTTATTGGCACGAAAAGAATGAGAGCACTTAGCATTCATTCACCATTCCATGTTTCTAAAACAAATCCTTTACCATGGACTGAAAAGTGGATCGGGGGTGGTAACGTACAAGTAGCTCCTCAAGAAACTGAAATCACTTCGTATGTAACAGGCGGTGTAAAGAAGGATATGACAACAGACACATTAGCAGCATTAAGTTTATAGGAGATACAATGAACATCGAAATATACGGCAAAGATAATTGCCCACAATGCGATAGTGCTAAAGCGTTATCAAAGCCTCATGATTATGTTTATAAGAAACTAGGTACAGATTTTACACGTGAACAGCTATTTGAGCAATTTCCAGAAGCAAGAACATTTCCACAGATAAAGATCGATGGTAAAGTTGTTGGTGGTCTTACTGAACTAAAACAACATTTGGGGGCTATGTCATGAGTATAAAACAAATCGATTGCCCTATGTGCTACAATAAGTCACGAGTATCATGTGAAGAAGAAGATCCAAAATATTGTCCAATTTGTGGCGAACCTATCGAAGATCATATTGAAGAGCTAAACTTTGATGACTAGTATATATAATACATGTGGTTATATAATGATAAAGAGTGGATCCCGCCTCAAGACTTTAGTTCTAACGACTATTACGGGTTTGTGTATCTCATAACAAACGAGAAGACAAACCAGAAATATGTCGGTAAGAAGTTCTTTTGGTTTACCAAAACGTTAGGGATAACAAAGACAAGGAAGCGCAGGAAAAAGACCTTAGTTGAATCCGATTGGAAAACATACTATGGTTCAAGTAACATGCTCAATGAAGAAATAAACGACAATGGCTCTGACCATTTAAAACGAGAAATTATTCATTTGTGTAAAACAAAAGGAGAGTGTGCATACATGGAAGCCAAGGAGCAATTTGACAGGGATGTCCTTTTGACAGATGAGTACTACAATGGGTTTATCGGATGCAAGATCGGAGCACCCTCAGTAAAAGGATTAAAAAAATAGTGTACATTCACTATAAACTATGTTATAATATACATTAAATTATAGTAAAGGTTATTCCTGCATGTCAAACGTTTATAAATTTCCCACCGGTGAAAGACTTAACGTCGCCGAAGTAGTAAAACAAACCCTCAGTAAAGAAGAACAAATAGAAATTCAAAAAGAAGAATGCGTAGAATTTGCCCATCATTGCTTTGGGTTGATAGACGATGCAATTCATAACGGCTCTGGGTTGTTTGATAAAATGGATTTCCTTGATATAAGCACCCCCGAAGCGATGGATATGGCAGTAGTTATTAATTTACTTGCTGCTGCTTTTTATCGCTTTAAGGGTATAGAACATCCATTCCAAGATGATCTAGATATTTGTAACCAAAAGCTAGATAGACTCATAACGGATGAACCTTATTCTAAAGGTGAATTGGAAGAAATACAAAAAGAAATAGAAGAACTAATTACAAAGGCGACTGAAGACGATGATACTGATTGATTATAACCAAATTGCATTATCAAATATAATAGTGCAAAAGCTAAATGATGAAAACATGATTCGACATATGATTCTAAACAGTATTCGTATGTACAATAAGAAGTATCGAGATCAGTATGGCCAAATGGTTATTTGTTGTGATGGTATGAATACATGGAGAAAGCAATACTTTCCACAATATAAAGCAGCTCGTAAAAAGAATCGAGATGAACAGTCTGATACTGATTGGCCTGAAATCTTTCGTATTCTAAATCTAGTAAGAGATGAAATCAAAGAGAATCTCCCCTATAAAGTTATTCATCTAGAAGGTTGCGAAGCTGATGATGTAATTGGTGTACTTGCACTTGAAACACAAGAGTTCGGTAAAGACGAGCCAGTTAAGATTATCTCATCTGATAAAGACTTTATTCAATTGCATCGCTTTAAGAATATATCACAATTTAGTCCGATGCAAAAGAAAGAAGTAACTGATAAGAACCCTCACATATATCGATTTAATCATATTATGAAAGGCGATAAAGGCGATGGGATTCCTAATATCAAATCTGCTGATAACGTATTTGTTGAATCGATTAGACAGACACCAATCAGTGCTAAGCAACTACAAGAGTGGCTAGATAATGCTGAGAACTTAAAAGAGGTATTAGGTGATGAGTTATACCGTAACTATCAGCGTAATAAAACTCTTATAGATTTAACAGAAATACCAGAAAGCATCAGTGAATCTATTATAAATACTTTTAATAATAGTAAAAAACCAATGCAAATGAAAGCATTAAACTATTTGATTAAGAAACGATGTAACCTATTGATTGAATGCGTAGAGGAATTTTATAACAATGGCTAGTAATAAAGACTTACAAATATCAACTGTTCTCGAAGATCTTGCTAAAATTAAAACAGCAAAGGCCAAGAAAGAATATCTTATTAAGAACGAATCGCGTCAACTTAAAACCTTTCTAAAAGGTGCTTTTGACAAATCACTCGAATTTAATTTACCTGCAGGCACTCCGCCGTATACACCTAACAAAGATTCTGAATATGGCTTCGGTCGTGTATCATCAGATTTTCGATTCTTTGCAAAAGGATACGAAGGGGATAGGTTAGAAGCTGGTGTCCGCGAAGGTAAATTTATCAAAGTTTTGGAGAGTGTATCTCCAAAAGAAGCAGAGCTTATCATTATGATGAAAGATAAGAAGTTGGTTGGAAAATATAAAGGAGTAACATTAAAATTAGTCTCCGATGCATTCCCAACTCTTATTAAATAAGTGATTCATTAACTAACCGTAACAACTAAGGAGGATCCGAACTTAAATACCTATATGATGATCAATTAAAACTTTATGGAGGGAATAATTCTATATGAGGTTACAAGAGATCGAACGGCTAAAGAAAGATAGGAACAAGGCAACATACTATCGACAGCGGCTGTTAAAGAAAGGAAAGTCAGATAAAGCATTTAAAATGCAAAAGAAGATAGATTATCTTGACGAGTATATTGAGCAATTAAGGTATGCATCATAAGTAAGGAGGTGATAAAATCTACTGTAAACCCTCGAAAGGGGGTTTACTTTTCTTTAAAACTGTGTTATAATATACATTATGAATATATTTATTTTAGATAATGATCCCATCAAAGCCGCACAACTCCAGTGCGATAAACACATCCCTAAAATGGTTGTTGAATCAGCCCAAATGTTATCAACCGTTCATCGAATGATTGATGGTACAATGGAACGCAGGCCTTCTAAATCTGGCTCTATGCTACAGTACTTTAAACTCGATGATTACCGAGAAGACATTCTATATAAAGCTGTACATATGAATCATCCATGTACTGTCTGGTCGAGAGAAAACTGTAGTAATTACGATTGGCACTATAAACA